GGTACTCGTCGTGGCGATCCGGTCCACCAGGTTGCAGCCCTGGCTAGGCAATTCCCTTCTAACGCGACCCGTACAGCGGTCATTCGGGCTAACGGGCGTCAGGTGGCGCCATAAACCTGCCTGAGTGCTGCCCGGCTTGGATTTACGCTGGCCTGAAGGCCAAAGCGATGTTCCGTGAGGCAGTGATTAATCTTAGACGACTAAGATTGCGGATGTCAAGAAATACTTAGCCATCTAAGATTTATGACCAAAAAAAGCCCGCGGAAAGCGGGCGTATTTCAAATCGAGGTTAGAGTTTGACCCAGACCACCGCTGCGATAATTGCTATCGCTCCGGCGATATATAGAACCTTCAATGCGCCAAGGTCTTGAAGCTCAGACACCAGTGAAGGATTCTCTTCTGGCACAGAACTTGTGGGTGCGACTACAAGCCTACAGCCGCAGTAGCGGCAGACGCGTGCATCCTTGAGGATCAACTCCTTGCAGTCTGGGCATTTAACGTGCGTGGAGGGTGACGGGCGAACGGAAGTCGCCGCCAGATTCGAACTCAACAACACTATGAGCCCTGCTAATAGCGGACTGATCAGACAGGCAAGGATGAACCAGCCAAAACCGCTACGGCCGCGGCCAGATGCGATGAGGCCGACCACCAAAGCGAACAATAGCCAGAAGAAGCCGATTGTTATCATGCGGCGATTCTAGCGCGTCGTTACCTATTTGTTTGCTTTGATAGCCCTGGCGGTGCCGACCAATCGGAAATAGCAGTTGTACCCCAGGTTGCCTGGCTGGCGAACAATCTTCATGTCGCTGATAGCATCCGCACCTTTGGCGTAGGCGTTGATCAACAGATCCCCCCTCACTATCTCTTCCGTGGGTTTTGGCTCATAGAGATTGGCATGGCAGCGAATGGCTGTCACATCGCCAAGGTTCTCTGCATCATCCGGCATTGCTTCGTAGATTTTTATCGCTTTAGTCGCCGCTTGCAAGTCGACCACGCTTGAAGGCGCGTTTCCCCGCCTCACTGTGGCGTTCTGCTCATCAGGGGGCACCGAGATGCACCCGCTAAGTGCGGAAATCAATAAGGCAGAGGATGAGACACCCGCAAGCGAACGAAATTTCATGTCGGTAGAGGTTATTTGGTTAGGATTTTTTCCATTGCCCCGATTCGTCGTCTCTCATGCGTGAGCCAGCCCACACGACCTGACCTAACACCCGCACTGGTTGGCCGTTCTCAAGAGGTATGTCGGGGTAGTCGGCATTGAACGACCTCGCAACCCAACGCTGCGTAAGTTTGTCACGCGCCACGGTCTTGACGATCATCTTGCCTCCATAGTTGATGGCGTAGACGCCACCGGAGGCTAAGTCGCGTATGGTCAGGTTTTCGTTTGGAACGACCAGCAGTGCGGCGCCATCATTGATCACTGGTTCCATGCTGTCGCCCTTTGCATACACCACACGGGCTTTCCCTCCAGCTGCGCCGACCGACCTTAGGAACGACTGACGAAACTGTATAACGCCCGTTTGGTCTTCGACATCATTCTCGATCCCATCGCCGGCAGCCAGGCGTACGGCTGCCAACTCGGGAACTGGCTCGAAGTTGTCGTTGGCGGCTTTGGGCGCACCTGTCGTCACATTGGCCGCCACCAAGACGTTCCCGGAGCCATCCTGCTGTTTGTCGAGCACGTTTCGCATTGGGAAAGCGTCATCAGCAGCATGAGTGTCGACCAATGAACCACGGGTCGAACTCGCGGGCTTTTGCATTGGTGTGGCGGCTACCTCGACACGCAGCTTAAGCTGGGCAATTGCCAGCGCGAGGGCGCCCTGTAACTCATTGATGTGCGCTGGGGGCAACGCTCGAACATCTTCTTCTGAAATTCCAGGGAAGGGCCACGGGGCGGGTGCTAACGCTGGGTCGGCCTTCATAGCGCCGTCGCCAGGCCGCTTGGGACCCGTGCCGTCATAAAGCCACTGAGGATTCACCCGAAGTAGGGAAGCGACCTTCATGCAGGTCGCCATGTCCATTCCGTTTGACCCATTAAACCAATGGGTCGCCGCGCCAGAAGACGCGTCGGCTGCCTTCCATATGTCGGTTTTGGTCAGTCGTGGCTCTCCCGCGTCCGCACGACGGGCCGCTTCTTCATCGAAGGCCTGCTTAATTCTTTCCTGAAAGGTCATCTTAGGATGCTAAACAAAAAACATCTTAGATGGCTTGCATTTAAAATCTTAGTCATCTAAGATAAAGGCATGAGCGAACACATCACCGACGCACAAATCATCAATGCCCTGGGCGGTACCTCTGAGGTAGCCCGTCTGTGTGAAGTCACGCCTGGGGCTGTCTCCCAGTGGAAGACAGAGGGAATTCCGAAGCCGAGATTGATGTTTCTGCGACTAGCCCGGCCAAAGGTCTTCCGGAGATTGAGCGGGCAGGTTCAGCCGCACAGCGCTGCAGGTGTTTCGTAGAGACAGAGAGAAGTTGAGTTGTTCCATGCGGTGAATCTTAGTTGCGCCGCACAAGGCCCGAAAGGCTGAAAGAAAACAGATTTCAAGGTGACGCATGACCTGCCGCTATACCAACACTGACTGGCTCGACGTTCTGTACAACTGCGTGCGCAAGACGCCGGGCGGCGTGGCGGATGCGGCTCGCTTCCTGACAGAACGTCGCGGCAATCGATTCACCCGGAAAGCCTGCGCGCCAAGCTCAAGCGCTCTGAAGGCGATGCGATCAGCGTGGAAATGGCCGGCCTTCTGTCCGAATGGATGGAAGAGAAGGACGGCGGTGTGGAGTACTCCCACGACTGGTTTCTGGCGTTCGCTGCGGAGCAGGGTTTGGCAGTGGACTCTGTCCCGCCTGCGCCCGCTGGTGGCTGGGCCTGCGAATTGACTGCCATCCAGTCAAAGGTCATGCAGATCGGTGCAATCACTGGCAGCGTCCTGGGTGTGACGGCTGAGACTGTTGCAGACGGCAAGATCGATCAGTCCGAGGCCGACCGCATCGTCGAGTTTGTCCGCGATCTGCGAACCATGTGCCACCGCCTTGAGCGCAACGTTCTACGCGCTGCGAGCAAGTGATGGAACGTCAGGTGTTCATCCTCTCCCACCCGCTGGCACGCCGCAATGCGGCTCACGCCTGCGCGAACGCTCCTGACGGCTATCGGGTGGAGATTAAGGAGCGCACCCGGACCCTGGATCAGAACGACCTGCTGTGGTCGATCCTGACGGATCTTTCCAAGCAAGTTGACTGGTCTATCAACGGAAAGCTGGAAAAGCTTTCGCCGGAAGATTGGAAAGACATCCTGACAGCCAGCCTTGATCAAGAGCACCGCATCGCTGAAGGCGTCCGCGGCGGCTTCGTCATGCTTGGCCGGCGCACGAGCAAGATGGGCGTGCGCAAGATGAGTGAGCTCATCAACTTTGCCCATTCCGTGGGTGATGAGAAGGGCGTTCATTGGTCGCCCGCCTCCATCGGGAGGGACGCATGACCTGGA